ATGGCCAACACCAAGCTGACGGACATCATGTCGTGGGATGAGCAGGGCAATGTGAAGGTCAAGGCCAGCCACTTGATACCGGAGCATGCGCTGCATGCGATCAAGTCGATCAAGGTCAACAGCAAGAAAGACTCGGATGGCAATGTGTACTCTACGCTGGACATTGAGCTGTACGACAAGGTGGGTGTCTTGAGGCTGCTGGCCAAGGCCAGTGGCTTGCTGGACAGCCCTGACGACGACACCAAGCCGTCTGTGATTGACATTAATGTGGTAGCACCAAGGGAGCAGACATGAGCAAAGACGAAGCACTGAAACAAATTATTGACCTTATACAACCAGTAGCAGCGCTAGGACACGGCACACTGTTTGAACATTCAGAGGTCATTCAAAGATGTGTTGATGCGGTCGAGATTGCATTAGAAGCCTTGGCACAGCCAGTGCAGGAGCCTGCGGGGGATGAGTGGACACCGTGCATGAAGCTGCCCGTTGTTGTGCATGTGCGCAAGCAGCGCCCCGGCGAAGCACATGTAAGCACCAGAGAAGGCATAACCCCCGTCAAAACTGATGACCTTATCATGCGGGGCGTGTCGGGCGAAGAATACCCAATAGGCAGAGCCATCTTTGAGCAGACCTATTCGCTGGACACCACCCCACCCCTGCCAGTGCAGCCAGACCAGTCGGTAGCTGGCTATTGCAAAAAGATCGCAGAGCTAATCGCTGAGCGTGACAGCTTGCGTGCGGCCTTGGCACAGCCATTCCTGCCAGTGCAGCCAGTGCAGGAGCCTGTGGCGTGGGAGCAGTTTCATGAGCATTTGGTGGAACGCAACTTCTGCCAACGCTGCGGCAAGCGCACCGCTGACCTGGCTACGATTCACACATGCACACCACCGATTGCAGCCGACCCACAGGCTTTTCACGGATTTCCTCATGGGCCGGTAAGTACACCAAAAGCGGGTGGCAAATGCTTGACTGCTGGAGAGACAGCACCCAACACCAACAAAGGCCAAAATGTCTAGGACAAAAGAAACATCAGAAAAAGCAGTGCCGATTGCCGGGCTCAACCTGGACTTCAGCGAGTCGCCGGTCATCTACGACTTCATTCAGTCCAAGAACTTTGTCCAAGGCATCATGGGCCCGGTGGGCTCCGGCAAGAGCTACGGCTGCGCGGCCAAGATCTTCATCAAGGCAGTGCAGCAAAAGCCTTCTGCCATTGACAACATACGCTACAGCCGCTGGGCCATTGTGCGAAACAGCTACCCCATGCTCAAGACCACCACCATCAAGACCTGGCTCGACCTGTTCCCAGAGGCCACCTTTGGGCCCATGCTGTGGACACCGCCCATCACCCACCACATCCGGCTGCCTGCCCGTGGTAACGCCGCTGGGATCGACTGCGAGGTCATCTTTCTGGCCCTTGACCAGCCCAAGGATGTCAGAAAGCTGCTTTCGCTGGAGCTGACCGGGGCTTGGGTGAACGAGGCCCGTGAGCTGCCCAAGGCTGTGATCGACGGACTGACTCACCGGGTTGGCCGCTACCCCACCAAGCGGGATGGCGGCGCCACATGGCACGGCATCTGGATGGATACCAACCCCATGGACGACGACCACTGGTGGCACCGCATGGCCGAGAAGGAGAAGATGACCGGCGAGTACGCCTGGAAGTTCTTCAAGCAGCCCGGCGGTGTGGTTTCCGTCGATGTTGAAGACCTGCCCGACATGCCGGAAGCCAACGACCACATCTTTGCCAGCGGCAAGTGGTGGAAGGTCAACCCCAAGGCCGAGAATGTCCACAACCTGCCAGCTGGCTACTACCAGCAGATGCTGATGGGCAAGAACCTGGACTGGATTCGCTGCTATGCCGGTGGCGAATACACCTATGTGCAGGAGGGCAGGCCCGTCTGGCCAGAGTATGAGGACTCGACCATGTCTGGCGACACCGAAGTTGACCCAAATGTGCCTATTCAGGTGGGGCTTGACTTTGGATTGACCCCAGCGGCCACCATTGGCCAGCGCTTGCCCAATGGCCGGTGGCTGATTCATCAGGAAATCGTCACCTTTGACATGGGTCTGGAGCGCTTTGGCACCCAATTGCTGGCCGAGCTCAACCAGCGCTACCCCAACCACCAGGTCATGGTCTGGGGCGACCCTGCTGGCATGGCCCGAGACACTATATATGAGGTCACTGCCTTTGATTACCTCAAAACCTTGGGGCTCCGGGCCCAGCCCACGGCCAGCAATGACTTCAAGGTGCGCCGGGAGGCCTCGGCAGCGCCCATGCAGCGCTTGATCCAAGGCAAGCCCGGCCTGATCATCAACAGAGAGTGCAAACTGCTGCGCAAAGCGCTGGCCGGTGGCTACCACTTCAAGCGGATCGCGGTCGGGGCTGGCCAAGAGCGCTTTCGGGACGCGCCAAACAAGAACGAGCACTCGCACATTGGCGACAGCTTTGGCTACCTGATGCTGGGCGGCGGCGAGTATAACCGGATGACCCGCACCCACCAGCTCGGCGGCAGACCCATGGGCCAGGCCAGCGCCGGGACTGACTTTGATGTGTTTGCTTGAGTGAATATCGTGCAGATATACAGCTCTTGCGTGCTGTCCAAAGCCCAATAGAATCGTTTGATATGAGCACTGCGATCATTGACCTGCCAAGGGAGAATTTGCCTGCGCCGATAGCGCGGCAGAAGATCATGGCCATCCAGCGTGCTTGCCAAGCCTTGCCGGATGGTCAGCGCATCGATGAATCGCCACCGCTTAAGCACTGGCTGGCCCCTGGGATCTATGCGCGTGAGATCCATCTGCCAGCGGGTACTGTGGTGGTGGGAAAGATTCACAGGCACCGGCATTTCAATGTGATCAGTCAGGGAAGCATCACCTGCTACACCGAGTTTGGCTTGGAAACGCACACCGCTCCCGCCTCATTCATCTCTGAGCCGGGCACCAAGCGGGTGGTGCATACCCATGAGGATGCGATCTGGACGACGATTCACCCGAACCCAGGCAATGAGACAGATCTGGCCAAGTTAGAAGACATGTTTACCGCTCTTGAGTACGCAGAGCTGGGAATGGAAGTTTACGAACACAAGGAGGCAATCGCATGAGCTACTTTATTTCCGGTGCCATTATTGCAAGCACCGCATACACAGCAAATCAAGCTCGCAAGTCGCGGCAGCAAGCTGAAAACGACCAGCGCACTATGCTGTCGCAGCAGGCCTCCGACCAGGCTGCCATGCGTGTTGAACTGGGCAAGCAGACTGCCGAGTACGCCAAGCAAGGTGCGTCACTTGAGCAGCAGGCCCAGACAGCCCGGCAGCAATTTGAGCAGTCGCAACTGCAATACAAGACCAACAAGCTGGAAATGGAGAACAAGGCGAAGGAAGTGCAGGAGGCCGCTGATGAGGAGCGCCGCAAGGCTGCTGCCGCCGAGGCATCTGCTCTTAGAGCTCGCACCCGTGGTGGCCGTAGGTCGCTGCTGTCCGGCGAGCGCATGGATGCCGAGCTGGGCGTTATGGCAGACCTCAACAGCCCCGGCATGAGGTTGCAATAATGGCTACGCTGCCCCAGTTCAAGCAGCGCCAGATCGCCCGGCGCAGCACATCTGACATTGATCGGCTGGCCAAGCAATACCAGAGCAATGTTGAGGCGTTGACCGGTGAGTACCAGACTGCCTTCACCGGCTACCAAGCTGGTGTCGCTGAAAAGATGAAGCCTTTTGAGGCCCAGATGGCTGCTTACAAAGAGACATTGCTGCCAACCTACGAGGCACAGAAGGCCACCTATCAGAAGCAGCTTGAGGACTACAACGCAGTGCTGGCTGACCTTGAAAAGAATCCGGTAACCGCAAGGACAGAGCGCGTGGTCACAGGCAAAACCTGGTACGGCAAAAAGAAATACGGCGACATCACTGTTTACGACCCAAGGCCAATACCCAAATTCACTGAGACAGCCCCGGCTTTGCCTGCCGTGCCAGTGGCGCCGGAGATCGAGAAGTTTGACGAAGGTGAGTTTGGCACCAAGCGAGCAGAAGCCGAAAGCACTTTCAAGCGCGAAGTCGGTGAGCGCCGTGCGGCCAAGATCGGTGCCGTTTCCCGCAAGATGACCCGTCCATTGCTGGCAGGAGAGTAAGCATGAAAGACATGAAGACCAAGATGCAGGCCAAGGTTGCCAAGGTCATGCGCGAGTACAAGGCTGGCAAGCTCAAGAGCTCCAGCGGCGACAAGGTGGTCAATCAGAAGCAGGCCGTGGCCATCGCCATGTCTGAAGCTGACGCACTAAAAAAGGGGAAATGATGAAAGAAGTCTGGGACAAGCCCCGGCCAAAGGATCTTGGCAAGCCAAAAGAGATGTCCA